ATGCCGATCTCCTTGCTGCACTTCCCGCACCACCACCTCAGGTCGGCAGCCTCCATAGGCACTCGACTCCTGCCGGCACTCCAGGCTCGGTAGTCGATGCTACCGCCAACCCCAGTCGCCTTACGCTTATTCTGCTCCTGAGGGATTCCACTGAACGGCCGGTAGCCCTTGAGGCGTCGAGGATTAGCTATTTGAGCTTCGCTGAGTTCAAGGAATTCGGACTCGCCGTGACAGGTAAACACAATTCCTTTGGCTCCCGTGACAACGCCAGTTATGAACTGGGCAGCCACTCTGGCGCTCTTGCAGGTGCCACACCTGAAGTCGATCAAGTCCCCGATCCTCGCGAGAGGGTCGTCGAGTATGTTGGGTATGCTGCGAGGCATATCAGTCTGGCAGCTTACGAAGTTTCGACCGTTCCATCCAGCGAGTTTTCAACTCCTTGGGCTTGTGGTCGTGGTCAGCATGGACCGTCGTGGGTTTACTGCTCTTCCTGGGCCTAATCACAGGCACGAGAAGGGCCTCGCCGCGGGCCTTGAGGTTGAGTGTGTCAGACACGACACCGCGAAGCTTGCGATCCTTCTGGACGAAGTAGACGCGATCACCAGGTTTCAGTTCAGTGCTCATGGCTTTCTCTCAACGGCTAGTCCGTCTTTCAGGCCAGCGCTGTAGGCGGCGTTCCAGACCTTCTCCGGCTCTGGCGTTGTGAGCGGTCGGCTCACCCACTCCCTGAAGAGTTTCCTGCAGCGCCGCTGGAGGTTGTAGGATTGCCTTGGGGTCAGGTCTCGAAGGGTCATGACGCCTTCCTGTTGAGAGCCTCGTCAGCCCGCTTGATGTATTCCGCTTCCATCCGAATCTTCGGGTCTTCGCTCTCCAGCCCAGAGGCGGTCTTCTCGGCAATCGTCCTGATATCCTCAGCAAGGAAGTCCCCGAGTCTCTTCCCTCGGAGCGTCTTGCTCTTGACGTATTGAAGCACGTAATCCTCCCATGGAATCTCCTTCGGCTCCGGCTCGCCATTGAGGTGTAGCTCGGGCTCGGCAGACCCAGGCAGCTCTCCTGTGGGAGCTTCAAACTCGTGACCGAGCGCGAGGTCCGCGTGCATGTCTCGCGGGTAGCCGCAGGTCGTGTTGCCGATCTTGGAAACGCAGAATGGGCCTGATGGAATCTGGTCGTTCTCCAAGTCCATGTCGGCCAGCTTGACGCGCAGCTCTGAGGCGAGCCCGAGCAGCTCGCTCTTCCTGGCGGGCTTTGCGGTCTTGGCATCCTCCACGTATTGATCGATCATCGCCTGGATAGCTTTGCGATCGCGAGGGTCAGGAGCGTTGAGTGACCTGTCTGTCAGCTCTGCGCGTTCAAGCTTCTCAGCGTCGATGATATCGTGAACCTCCTCCGGCGAGTAGATGCCCGCTATGAGTCCTGGCGCCACCAACCGCACGCCCTCTGTGACCACGCGAGCAGTGAGCATCTGGCGGGGCGACTGCTTCCAGTTGGTTTTCGTCACCGCTTTGCGCTCTCCGTTGACTTCCTTCCATGAGGTCGTCAACCCCTTCTCTTCAGCATCCCCGTAGGTGCGGATGATTGTTTCCTCTCCGTCCATGCTGAGCTTGGCCAGCTCACCCACGATCGCCGTGGCCTTCACAGGATCATCCTCGCCTTCAAGGTCCCACAGCTTCTCGAAGCGGGTGATCGCTCGACCTCTGGCTTCGTTGTTCAGCTTGGCCTTCTCCGCGAAGAAGGTGGCGGCGCACAACTGGTCCGTGCGGGCGTGCCAGATGATCGCCCCGCCCTTAGCGAGGAACTCGGCAGCCATAGCGTCCGCCCGCATAGAGGGCTTGCCTTCGATCAGGTGGTAGCGCTTGAGTGCGGTTATCGGGTCGAGACCCTCTGACTGGCAGATGGCGAAGAGGCAGAGCGCCTGCTCGGGTTTGCTGATGCCGAACATGCCGCTGCCGGCCGCGGCTTTAGCGAGTCTCTCCATGTCCGCGTAGGGCATGGGAGTTCTGACTGCGAGTTGCTGATCATTTTCCATAGTTCATAGCTGCGAGGTTGAATTTGACGAGTGCTTCCTGGAGGGAGTTACCGCCGAAGTTTTGGTTGTCCAGCCCGTCGAGTCCGGGCTGGATCGAGATTACGTGTTCGATGTATCTTCCGACGCTGGAGCCGTGGTAGTAGCACGTCTCGCTAATGACGATGGTCCGGCTGGGGAATCGGGTTGCCAGCGCATCAAGGACTTCCGTGGCGGTCATGACTTCAGTCTCGGGGTTGTCGCACGGGCAGCGAAGGCCACCTTCGGCGTTGCCGTGACTCCGGCGGGCGTGATGCCGATTTTCAGGAGATCCGTGATGGCCATGTTCTTCGCGGTCAACTCCACGCACTGCGGGTGGGCCGCGTAGAGCGCCTTGATGTCGGTCACCACGATATCCCAACCCTGCCGTAAAGCCCCGCCAGTGGGCCTCTGGATCTTTTCCGCTGCTTCGAGCCGTTCCTCCGCTTCAAGCGCTGAGGCGAGGCTGGCGCTGCTTGCGATGGCCTGCTTCTCGCGCTCCTTAGCTTTCTCGCGCTCCACCTCGAACTCGCCAACGAGAAGTCCGATCCGAGCCTTCTCGCCCGTCAGGATGGAGACGTGCTCCCTGGAGACACGATCTATCTCTCGTGACATTTGCAGGAAGGGCTCTTTGACTTCAACGCGGCTCTTCTCCACAGCCTTCAGGTGGGTAGCGATATCGCCTGCTATTGCGATCGCTCGATCACGGTCTTTCTCGTTTGTGATCGGACCAGTTGTGAGTGCTTGATGGAGCAGGTTCTTTTTAACCTCCCTGGCTTCATCGCTGATCGCGAGAGTCGGAGAGGTTCCTACGGCAGGGACAATGAGAAGTTCAGACATAGATTTCGGATTCTGTTAAGTTCGGTTTCAGGAGGCCATTGTGCGGTTCTCCCCGATGATTGCAAGCTTTATTTTCAGGCGTTCTGCTGCTCCGTCTCGGGAGGCGGAGACAGAAGCCCACGCTGGAGAGCCCGGATAGTCACAAAGGATTCAGCGTCATCTAAGTGATTCTGCTGGTGCAGCTCATACCAGATCGGCTCGTAGCGACCCGTGCGTTTGTTGCGCTCCATCCGCTTCACGCGCGAGTTGAGGTGCCGGGAATACTGCGTGCTCACGTTCACGCTGACGTGCCAGATGGTCGGCTCCACGAAGCGCAGGCTACTCTTGAGATCCAGGATGGCGTTCTTGGCGAAGTTCACGTAGCGAGCCCGCTTGAAGGTCCGGTTCTCCCACTTGGTTCCGAGCATCGGGTCACGGAACTGAACAACCGAGAACGGCCGGCTGACTCGGGTGCCGTCCGGCTGGACGTGGTAGTAATGTTTGGCGGTCGGACTGCCCCAGACGCCACGCCAGTCGTTATCGATGATGAGCTTGCCCACCTGGTTCGGTCGGTGCGCCATGTCGAGCAGCACGTCTTCTCCGAGGACGTGGTATTCCTTCTGCAGGTCCACGAGGTCTGCCTCGGAGTCCACCTTGTCAGCAAAGAGGAGCCAGGACTCCCCGTAGGGCATGGCGGCCGTGGGCGGGGCAAAGCGGCGGACGACCACCCAGTAGCCGTTCTCCTGCACGTCCACGCCCATGATGGGGATCGAGCCGTCTTGCGGCACGTTCTGGTTGGTGAACGCTTCGAGCTTCACCTCCTTCTGATCGTAGGCTTGAGACTCGTCCCACGGTTCGGCCATCCAGCCGTTGATGAAGTTCTGCAGCTCTGAACGCAAACCTCTTGCTGTCAGGAATTGGATGGCGATCTGTGCAAAAGAGGTTTGCTGTGAGAGAATCGAGTAGAGCGAGTTGAGGTGGTAGCCGTGGCGGCCGCTCTCAGCCAGCGGGTTGTCCGGCTTCCAGATGCCGTTCTCCAGCATGAGCGGGCGCTCGAAGTTGTGGATCATCTTCCCGCAGCACTGGGCTTTGTAGAAGGCGTTCGCCCGGACCTTCTGCATATCCCAGTGGCCATCGGTCTTGGCTTCATCCTCGTGCTCGTGCCACCAGCGCAGACCGCAGTCGCCCCACTGGTCGCTCTGGACTTTGAGCTTGAACAAGATCTCGCGCTCACAGCGCGGGCAGGGCAGCCAGTATTTCCGCTGGTCGGTCTTCAGGTATTCGATCCAGATCATCCGGTTCGCCAGTGTTGGCGAGGACGCCTTGACTGCCATGGGGAACGGGAACGTCTTCTGGCGCTCCTCGGCCAACTGGATCGTGCCAGCGTCGAACTTCAGCTCGTCGTAATACTTGTCCACCTCGTCCATCTGGATGAGGCCGCGGGGCCGGGAGGAAAGGTTCGTGGTCGAACCGGCGCCAACGAAGTTGAGCACCATCGAGAGGAAGTGCTGCGAGGTGAATCCCCACAGGTGCTTGTTGATCCCGCGCTTGCTCGTGCGCGGCACCAGATCCATGACTGGCTTGCAGAGCTGCACGAAGGGCTGCCAGCGCTCCTTACTGAAGTCGCGGGCCTGGTCGGCGTTGCCCATGACCCACATCGCATCCTCTGGGTCCTTGGCGATCCGGTAGAGCATCCCGCAGGAGAGGATGGTCGTCTTGGCGGCCTGGGTAGGGAAGACGAGGACGAGGTGACGCGTCTTCTTGTCCCCGTAGCGTTCCAGGATCTCCCGGCCGTAGGGGATGTATTTCATC